TATAGTACAAAAACTCTCACAATGGCTGGTGGCCTCATGCAACTCGTGGCCTATGGTGCCCAAGACGTCTACTTGACAGGAAATCCAAAAGTTACCTTCTTCCAAGCGGTGTACAAGCGTCACACCAACTTCGCGATGGAAAACATCGAACAAACTGTTAACGGTACCGCCGCCAACTCAGGCCGCGTGTCCGTGACCGTTGCCCGTAACGGTGATTTGGTTGGCGACATGTATGTCGAACTCCAATCTGCTGCGGCCAACACCAGCACCGCGGACGGCGATGACGCCTGCTGGGTCGCTGAGCGTGCGATCGCGTCCGCCGAAATTTCCATTGGTGGTCAGCGCATTGACAAGCACTACCAACGCTGGTGGCGTTTGTACTCCGAGCTTTACTTGGACGAAGCCAAGAAGGCGAACTGGGGTAAGATGACTACTGCTAAGACTGGTAACACTGTTTACTTGCCTTTGATCTTCTTTTTCAACCGTAATCCAGGTCTCTATTTGCCATTGATTGCGTTGCAATATCATGAGGTCCGTATCGATTTCGATCTTACCTCCACTTTCTCCACCTACTTGAGCACCTCCGTGTTCAAGGTGTGGGCCAACTACGTGTACCTTGACACCGAGGAGCGACGCCGCTTCGCGCAAAAGGGTCACGAGTACCTCATCGAGCAAGTGCAACACACTGGCTCCGACACCGTCACTGCCGGTTCCACTTCCAACAAGCGCCTTTCCTACAACCACCCAGTTAAGGAACTCGTCTGGTGTTTCAACGACCCAGCGACCGCGAATGTTGCCACTTCCTTGTGGAACTTCACCTCCGAACCAGCGGCGGCTGATATCGTCCTCGAGTCTGATGCCCGTGCGGGTGTTGCGTCCAACTGCTATGTCCCAGTTGGCCTCGCGGGTGGTGTCCCACTCTACGATACCGCGGCCTCCACCTCTGACTTCGACGAAGAGCGTGTCGGTCCACTTTCCGATTTCAAGCTTGTCCTCAACGGCCAAGACCGATTCAAGGCCCAAAAGGGTAAGTACTTCAACCAAGTGCAACCATACAACCACCACTCCGGTAATCCATATGCGGGTGTGTACGCGTATTCGTTTGCGCTTAAGCCCGAAGAACACCAGCCAACCGGGACATGCAATTTTAGTCGCATAGATAATGCACAAGTTGCGGTAACTATCCCAGCGGCTGTTGCCTCTACCACCATGCACATGTTCGCGGTCAACTACAACGTTCTCCGCATCCAAAGTGGAATGGGCGGGCTTGCATTTAGCAACTAAGCTAATTACCGCTTAAGTATGTATAATCTCGTCGCGTTTTAAAAAATATAAACACAAGTATTAAGATACAAACAAATATCTTAATATCTGTTTCGCGTTTTTTAGTTAAAGATAATATCAGAACATATTGTAGATGACAACAAAAGTCTGTAAAGAATGTCACGAAGAAAAGAATCTCGTCGAGTTTCCTAAACACAAGCAGATGAAAGATGGTCATTTAAATCAGTGTAAGTCGTGTAAAAGTAATTACCAAAAGAAATACGGGCAGGATAATAAGGAAAGGTTATTATTGTACGCAAAAAAGCATTACGAGGCTAATACTGAACAAATAAAGGAACGCGTGAGAAAACATTGGAACGATAATGCTACAGAAATAAATGAAAAGAGACGAGAACGATACAACAACGATGAAGAATATAAGAAAAAACGCAGGGAAGAAGTTTCAAAATCCAATGCTAAATGTCGAGGAGAAAGAAGAAAAAAGGCAAAGGAAGAAAGGAGTGCTTCATACCTCCTTGAATTGTGTCGTAAAAGAATGTGGCACGCATTCAATGGAAGAGGGGCAAAGTCTGATAAAACGAAGAATTTACTTGGATGCGACGGAGATTTTTTGAGGCAGTATTTGGAAGGTACAAAGGTCGAGGGAAAGGATTATTCTAACGCTCATATAGATCATATCGTGCCATGTTCATCCTTTGATCTCAGTGATGAAGATCAACAGAGGAAATGTTTTCACTATACAAATCTTCAACTGCTCCCAGCCCGTGAAAATCTCGCGAAAAGCAACCGAATTTTAAAATGTGAGAATATCGTATGCGCGCTAAGTGGAGAAAGAAACGTATGCGTCGAATGAAACGCCTACGAAGAAAAATGCGAGCGCGATCAAAATAATCTCCACGTAATTTAAAACACAATGGCCGAAAGAGATAACAAGACAAAAACTATCGCAATCTGGGTCCCAGTCTCAATTCTCCTCTTGGGTATTGCGACTACCACCTACATGATTTCCCGTAACGGTAAATCTGGATATGCTAAATTAAAGTAAACACGCGTCATATGAATATAACAAATGCAGGACATTTACACGGATGGTAGTTGCATCGGTAATCCGGGACCGGGAGGGTGGGGTGTTGTAGGACCGGGAATGAGAGTTTCGGGTGGGCAGGACAATACTACAAACAACGCCATGGAACTGACTGCAGCCGTTAAGGCACTCGAACAATGCATCGCTCGCAACATTCTTGAGATAACACTATTCACGGATAGTACCTATGTCAGGAATGGTATAACTTCATGGATTAAAAATTGGAAAAGAAATGACTGGCGTATAAAATCGGGCGAACCGGTTAAGAACAAAGAGTTGTGGATTCAGATTGATACACTTATACAGAGAATGAAACTGGTTGAATGGCGTTGGGTAAAGGCGCATAATGGACATCCACAGAATGAACTAGTGGACTCTATCGCGTATCAGGAAGCGTTGGAAATTAAAAATGCTAAATCTGCGGGTAAAGCGACAACGACGCGAGCGTTGAGTCTCAAAAGCAACAAATTTTACGGTGTCGTTAAAGGTCATGTTCCGGGTATATACACTACATGGGACGAAGCTAAAGCACAAGTTCACGGATATAAGGATGCGATGTATAAATCTTTTAAGACTGAAGCGGAAGCTAAAGAATATATGAATACACCACCACCAAACGATCGTATATACCTGGATGTACCATACCAAGAAAAGGACGTTGTAAAATCCCGGGGTGCCAGGTGGGATCCAGGTAAAAAGAAATGGTGGGTGCGTGATATCACCCCAGAACTTGAAAAATATATCCGCGTAAAATAATGGGTGACATCGAGGTTGATGAATCACCCCCGGTCCCTTGGTGCCCGGCACAGGAGAAGCTTCTTAAATCGTGGGCGGAGCGTGCGGCTGGTTATAGGTGGTTACATAATCATTCTCGTCTCCACTATAAAAGGCAAAATGACCACTTGTCATACCCAAGTATAGTGATTGCGAGTGTCACAGGTGTCGGAGGTTTTGCTGTTCTCAATCCAAGTGGAAGTGAAGACCTAGACAACTCCACGAGAACTAAAATTATGATTGTTCAGTACTTCTTTGCGTTCCTGAATGTAATTGGCGGTATCCTGACGAGTATTTCGAAATTTAGCCAGAGTTCCACATTGGCTCAGAGTCACTCTTTGATGTGCGTTCAATATTCCAAATATTATAGAAATATAGATATGGAATTATCTCTTGAACCTGGACGCCGCGCTTGTGTTATAGAGTTTGTGAGAAAATGCCGCGAAGAGTATGACCGTCTCCTCGATGACGCCCCCGATATACCTTCTATATCTATAGAAGCGTTCAATTTGGAGTTTCCAGACAAGGTAAACAAACCGGATGTGTGTAACGGCCTTAGTATTATAGTGAGTGAAGAAACCGCGTCAGAACTCGCGTCAAAGAGAGCTGTGACGAGGTGGCTTAATGCCATATCTCGTATGAGACGAAAAAGTAAAGATAGTATTACCAGAGATCGCAGTGTGGATTCATTATCAAGAATGGAGAGTGCATGATTTATCTGCCACAAACGCGTAAAAGGTTGTAAATATAAGTAATGTAGGTAACAAAACTTTCTGTCTCTGTGGAAAGAAAGCTAGTCCCAAAATGAGTAGACACAATATATACAAGTATAGGAATTGTGTGTATTCAACTATAGCTCGAGAATATCGCCCGACACTCGGAGAACCCGGATATGACACAAAGATGGCATTCGCATCACTCTGATCGCCCAAAGGTCCAAAGTTTTTGAAAATCACTTCTTCTTCGTCAACCTTTACATAGTCGGAGGTCTGGCATATAGTATTTAGATTTGTCTGATCATCTTCGCACTTTTGAGTCAACGCCTCATCTATAATACTTTTGACTTCTTTTGCGTATCCCATATAAAGCCCGGAATTGGCGGTATACTTTCCACCACACTTCCCAAAAACAAGGGGTGCGGCGCGAAATGGGTCGGGATCCCTTGACACAAGAACTTTACAATCGAATTTCTTGAAAAGTTCAACAACGTCACTTGGATTTTTATTAATTTTAGTATCAAACCCATCTAGGAAAATGACAATGTCGTCGTCACTCTTTGTTTCGAGATGTTTTGACATGCCCTTGTATTTGTCACTGAAACCATTCCATTTAGTCCCCCATCCCAAAACCGTCACCGGAATGTCAAACTCATTATTGACAAGATCTTCAAACATACCCTGAGATTTATTGGCGTATGTGACAATCTCAAATGTCATTATATATCATGTGGAGATCTTTATTTGGTGTGACCATTAAATATAATTAAAAGTAACTGTGCCATGTATGATATATGAACATCGGAATCCTCACCGCGGGTGGTGTATGTCCGGGTGTAAATACCCTTGTTCGGTCTCTTACTCTCCGGGAGAGAAGTCAAGGTAATAGAGTCCATGGTTTCCGCGACGGATTCAGAGGTATTAATGAAAATATCAAAGAGTACTTTGATCAGGCATACATTGACGATGGAGCAGTTTCACTCTTAAAAACGTCATATGATTACGTTGATATTGATAGAGCAGTCCAGAATATTTCCGGACTTGATCGTCTCTATTGTATATGTGGAAACGGGACCATGAAGTCTGCGAGAGATTTATCCCTCGATGACCGAGTGGATACAAATATCATTGGTATTGCTAAAACAATCTATAACGATATACCAGGTGTACAATCCATTGGTTTCCAGACAGCTGTCCAGGAACTCGCGAAATATATTGATTGTGCGTACATTGAAGCGACTTCCACAAGCTCTATCGTTTTCGTAGAAGTACCTGGAGTAAATAACAGCGATTTGGCGACACACGCCGGTTTCGCACGAAATTCAAAGATAACGAATGTTATTCTACCAGAAACACACAGTGATTATAGGACTTCTATTGAATACAGTTACGCAAACCGCGGATATGCCGTTGTCGTTATTTCTGAAGTATGCAACTACGACTATCT